TCTATAGAATTTGAATAATTTGTAAGTGAATTAGTTACTTTTGTTTTTAAGGACTCAACTGCTGAAACTTGAGAGTAATTATAATATATTGAAGTATCAATTTCTACATATAATACTTTAAGGTCAATTATTTTTTGATTAATTCCAGAAATACTATATTGTTTTAATTGTGATAGAATTCTAGATTTTAGAAAATCGGAAACATAAGTTCCATTCTTTGGTTTAATGCTGATAGTTACTGTTCCAAACTCTGGGGGATCCAATTCTTCTCCACCAATAATAGCAACAGATTCGGTTTCTGGATAAATCTTTTTGATAATTGCTTCATAATCACGTGCAGTTACTGCTCTATACTGCGCAGAATAAATTCTTGGGGCAAAATATTTAATCGAATCAACAGTCTCAATGTCGGAACCATTCTGAGATGATTGGTTTGTTGTAATTGAGACTACATTATTAGATGTAATTGGAGAACCACCAGCATTTTTAATGCTTCCGGAAAAAGAAAATGAAGATGCACCATTACCTTCCTTACCATCGGTAACAATATAAGTTACTGTGACTACCGCATTATTTTCTAATTTCTTACCAATTAATCCATCGCCAAAGAGTAATTCATATTTTTCATCTTGTACTTCTTGTATGAGGTAAATTTGTGATGTAGAATCTACATTAAGAATGTTATCGACTAAAGAATACTCTACTCCAAGACCACTATCATTTACCCCCTTCACATAAACTGAAATTGTGGATGTATCGATATATGAATTACTCAGTATAAATCTTTGATCTAATGATCCATCGACTGTAAATTGCTTCGTTAAAAATGTTCCTTGATACACATCAATTTCATTGAAAGATGCGACACCACCAACAATATTTGTTGAGATATTATCTGGAATTGAAAAAATATATGATGAGTTATCAACGGTCCCTACGCACACTAGACCTGCCTGTAGAGTTGCTGTAGGTGTATTCGCACCTATAGACATATTAAATGATACTTGCGCCTTTGCTGCCGTTCTGGAACGAGGTACGTATCCAATATTTCTTGCTAATGAAACAACATTCTCACGAAGAGTTGCAGAATCCAAGAAGGATTCATTCACAATCATATTCGAGTTAAATGAAGTAATATACGTATTATATGCTAACGTATCAATTAATACTGAAAAATTAGATCCCTCAAAATCAAAATCCGTGAATGTGGAGTTAGCACGGAGATAATCCTTGATAGAAGTTTTTATCTGATCAAAATCTAGATTTGTAAATTTAGTAAAAGGCATTTTATCTTGTTGCCTCTAATAGGAAAGAATATTCTTGAGTTGGAAACTCTTGTCCAATGATATCAAAAATCACCGTTACATTGAATGTGTTTTGATCTGGAATAGGATCTACTTCAACTCTAACATTATTAACTCTTGGTTCAAAGTTATTGATGGAGATTTCAATTTGATTTTGAATGACTGATGCAGTACCAAAATCAATAAATTCGAATAAACTTCTTCCAATATCAGATCCTAATAGTGAATTAAAGAATCTTTCAGTTGGAATAGTTTCTACAATATTTCTTACAGATCTGCGAATTGCATTTTCATTTTTTAATATTGGTAGATCCTTCGTCACAGGATGTGGTTCAAAGGATAAACTGATATCTTTAAATGATCGGGATATCCTTTGAATTGCCATCGAACAGAGTTTTTATTTATTTATACCTACTTCCATAAAGAACCATATGTTGGTTCAGTACCATATTCCCAATCATCATAGTCTTCATCATTACGAATTTTTTCATGTAATTCAGTTTGTTTTTTAAGATTATGCTTTGGTGCATAATCGTACATTACCTCTTGAATTATTCTTTTTTGAGAATCTCCTGACTCGAATAACATTTTAGCTCCTGTTTTAATGAATAAAACAGAACTTTTATAAAGGAGGTTGCTATCTCCTATTCCTATTTAACGATTTACTTCACGAAGAGAATAATTATCAGAATTCAAATATTTTAACAACTCTATTGCGATTAATTTCGGATTTCCTTCACCACATGTATAAACATCTATTGCTAGACATCCCTCCTCAGGCCACGTGTGACACGATACGTGACTCTCAGAGAGTGCGATGACTATAGTACATCCCTGAGGTATGAAACAGTGCTGGAAGACGTTTAGAGTAGTCATCCCGGCACGTTTAATACCACTAAGCATTATTTCTTCAAGGGCAATTGCATCATTAATAAGGTCATGATTAACATCATACACCTCTAACAGAAGATGTCTACCCATTGAAAAACGTTCCAAGTCACTACTGTAAGTAAAAAAATATTTATCCCATAAAAAAAGCGGGTCATATTGCCCGCTTTGATTATTTACCTTGTCCTCGATATTTTTTACGAGCTAAGTTACGAGAAGTTGCGGCATACTTAGTATTTGCCCCATCACCCTGACGAGTGGTTTTGGGGTTTGATTCAATAATAACTTTACCATTCAATGAGGCACGTTTAGACATTAGTTTTCTCCAATAATTTCAGTTTCAATTTCATTTGGATTTGGAGAACCTGTCCGATAAAAATCAATTGCCAGATCCTCCATTGTATTGAAGTATTCTTCCTCTGTAAGATCTATGTAAATTTTACGCCCCTTACAAAGGATATTATACTTATTGGACATCAGATCACTCTTGTCTTTTCGTGACCAACACGAATACGAGGATCACACCAAATTTCAAAACCTGCTGCGATTGCATCTAAACAGAATGATACATCTTCTCCACACATATCCTGAACATCACCAGAATCAAAGACTTGCATCTTAGGGGCAAACCAAGGATACTTGATTCCATCATTCTCAAATACACCGTGTTTAATTAATACCCAACCAAAACCAGTATAATCAACGGTAAATGGTTTACGGCGTTTTGAAATACTTTCAACAGTTTCATGATTCATCACTCCACCATTATTGCGGAAATCATCTTCTTCTAACCAGTGTGCTACAGAAGTCGTGTGTCCATCTTCAGTAGCATACCAACCAGCGGCAATGTCCTTCTCCATTAGAACTAATTGCCAGAACTTTTCAGTATTAAAGACAATATCGGAATCAATCCAAAGTTGCCAATCATAATTTAGTTTTCCATCCCAAGGAAGTTGATCTGGTCCACGCAGTACATTCGCACCTAAACACTTACATCGGGCAAAGTTTACCATCGATGAATAGTCTTGTGAAATTTGAATACTTGCTCCTGACTGTACTAGATCAAAACAAAGTTGTACAAAACTCTTTAGGTAGGTATATGAAACTCCTCTACCAGGAAGGCAAAAGACAATGGACTTACCTTTTACTATTTCCTTTGCTTTATTGTAGTCCCATTCTGGTTCATTATTTGATGTCGCTGGGACATTTGCTTTTACTGTGAATCCTTTAGCCATAATTTTAAATGATTACTTACATATCATACATCATTATCTATGTCCTGTCAATCTTCCTCTTTTTCACTTAATACAAGATCTGTACCTTCTAGTGAAAAGTTTATCTCACTATCCTCATACCAAGAAAGATCATTCACAATCCATTCGGGTATTGTAATATAATACTCCCCAGTAATTGAATCAACTTGTAGTGCCTCAAAATTTTTGCCGGAATTTTTTTTCATTTTAAGGATTAAAATTTACCTTTTTCAGAATTATATAGTCTCGGGAATTTTTTGAGTCGATCAATATTTATAGGTCGATTTGGGTCAGTTGTAGGTTAGGGTAGTTAGGGGGTTTTATATACGCGCCGGGCGACGACGGCGGCACCCCCCCACCGGGGCACTGCTGATCCACGAACGCACAAAAGGACTGCCCCCCACCCCGAAGGGCGCGAGGGCAGGGGGGGTTCAGGCAGGAAAGGAGAGGCGCTTTGCTTCAGGGTTGCACCAGTAACGGTGACCGGGACCGACCCACCCCTGAAAATCGGTGGCGAGGTCTGCTAACGAAACAGCAGAGAGACCGTCGAAATCACTGCCAAGGGACTGCCCCTTACCGTTTGATTTCCATTCGGTTCCGGTCCAGGTGGGTAGGTTCTCAACCTGGGTTCCGACCCATACGGTCTGACGGGTCACGAGGTCGGTTGCCTGATTGTAGAGCATGGGGTCCGGGTCGTTTGGTTCTTACGTATCCTACAGCATCGGAGGGGGCATCCCTCCCCTCCCTTGTGCCGGTTCAGCGACCGTCCCGATACTCCCCGATGATTCGCCCATCCTGCCGAACCTGTGCATACCCATATTCCTCAGAGAGGGAGAGGCACAGATCCCAGGCGCGGTCCTGATCGGTGGTTTCGTTTTCCCAGGGGGCAGAGGGGCAGATCACGGAAAGTTGGGTCATGGTCGGTTTCGTTTGGTTCTTA